GTTTTTATGCTACACCTTAGAAGACGAATATAGAGCTACAAAAGTTATGCACGAAACAAGAATACCCGAAGGCAAGTACAAATTAACTCTACGTACTGAAGGTGGATTTCATACACGTTACCTTAAAAAATATAAAGACTGGCATCGTGGCATGATTTATGTAAATAACGTAAAAAACTTTTCTTTTATCCTTTGGCATACTGGCAATGACGATTCTGCGACTAGCGGATGTCTCATTTTAGGTTCAAATCAGAATGAGAACATTGTAAAAAAAGATGGCTGGGTTGGAGCGTCAACAACAGCATATAAAAAAGTTTATCCACTTGTCAGAGATGCAATACTTAGCGGCGAGTCAGTAACAGTAAATTATATTGATTACGATTATGCAGAAGGCAAACCAGTCAAGATACCTAAACCAAAAAGAATTAACAAGACCATGAGAAAAAGACCCCGATTCAGAAGATTATAGACCACATCTAAAAAACCTCGATTTTGCATATATACCACAATGTGATACAATGGTATTGAAAGGATGGTTAATGAAAAAAAGTTATGAAGACTATGTTGCTAGTGGCGACTGGTACTTAGATACAGAAGCGCCCGACTATCAAGAGAAGTTATTACAAGATGTCAAAGAGCAGCAACAAGCAGAGACTCCGCAAGAAGCTGCCGAAGAACCAAAAGAAGGATGGTACGAATAGCCTAATGGCTGGTTATCAAGAAGAAGCAATTAGAAAAAGCAAGAAATACCCGCAGGGTAAGTATGGTCACGACCAATTGCACAAGATGGTAGAAGTCCACTTTATGCAGATGGCGACCAAACTCAAGCTTCATGGTTTAACACATGAGTTCAAAAAAGAACTAGAGACCATGACAAGAATCTACAAACCACTCATAGAGTGTGAGTGTTTAAAGAAGGGAGAATAAATGGCTAGACAAAAACCTAGAACATTTAAAAAACTATACAAGATAAAAATAATTGAGCATCGTACAGTTTTAGTAGAAGCTGATACTGAACAAGATGCTATTGACGCAGTAGAAGGCAACAAAGATAGAGTTATTGGAAGTGCTAGACAATTACGAAAAACTGACGAGCGTGGTCGAAAAAGAATCGTTCCAAGTGAAGTAATCAAGAAAACTGCAAAAGTAATTAGTGAGCAAGATTCTGCTGATGTAATTATTGCAAGAGCAAATCGTAAAGCTGCTTATGAAGCTGGTCAAGTTCTATGTACTACTTGCGGTAAGACTAGAGCAAAACATCATTTTTATGAAAGATACGATGAAATCTATTTAGGTAAAGAAGATGAACACGAATACTCCACAGTAGAAGGTATGAAGCGTTGGTTCGAGATGAATAAAGAAATCAATAAAAAGTATGGACACAATAACCAAACTGAATTTGATAAAGAAGAAACTGCAAGATTAAAAAAACTTGGGATAAGTGTTTAGGCATGCCTAAGTTTAAATTATCAGAAGTCTTTAAGGTAGACTTTACAATAGAAGCTGTTGATGAAGCAGCTGCGCGTAAGGTCTACAGCAAACTGTTCGATAAGAACATAAAGCTAGGTCACTCCGACTGGAAAGGCTTAGACAAAGAGATACAAGGCGGTAAGTTCTACGTTTATACCGAATCAGAAAACGGAGTTCCAACGCTTGAGAAATTTACAGAATTTTAGTATTTGTGTTGCATAGTGTGATACAGATGCTAACCTATAAATGTATGTTAAAAAAGGATGGTAAATAATGAATCAAGTAATTTATAAATTAAAAAAACAAATCCAAGAATGTTTAAATAATGGCGACTATGTAGGCGCTAAGAATCAATTAGACAAACTTGTTAGCTTTACAGAAACAGAGGTATTGTAATGGCTGGCGGAGACTGCGTCAGAGCAACATTCAGAGAGTACTTAAATGTTCATGGTAAAAAGAAAGACCAATACAAATATGTAGTTGTGCTGCGTCAAACTTTTGGTGTTGAAAAATACGACTTTCACTGTTTATTAAAGAAAACAAATCCAGTCGACAAAAAAGTTTATATGATTGATGCGTCTAACTCTGCAAAGATGGTCAACGATGGCGAGAAATTAGTTATGACTTGGGATGAGTGGGTAGAGCGTGACAAGCCAATTTTAGATGGTAAATACACTTACTTAGAGTGGACATGGCTAGAAATCCTAGATATAATGCTTGACGAAGACGATAGGTCTTTCATAAAAGCAACAAGAATTGCAAAAGACCGTTGGGATTTAAAGCCAAAAGAATTTAATAAGTTGTTCCCCGAATTTGAATCTTATCAAGATTACATGCAGAACTACTTCTTACCAACACACCAGCCACAGATGATGCAGCTAATGGCAGAAGCTGACGAGTTAAACAAAAAGAAAGTAGGTTAATATGTCAGAAGGAATAGAACGAACAATAGGTTTTGTTAAAGCAACAAAGCTATGGCTACGTGCAGGATTAGATTACACAGATTCTAAAGCATACGAAGTTACAGAAATACCGACAATACCCGAAGCATTAAGTCAAGGTGGTTTAGTTTGCCAATTTGATACAAACTCTATTAGTGTTATTTTAAATGGCAACAATAGTTGGTATTTACAAATTATAAATACCTTTACAAATGAAGCACATAGATTTAATAATTTAAATGATGAAGACATTGTAGAAGTATTGGTCAATGCTAAAACTCATGTCGATGTAACAAAAAAAGCTATGCTAAAATTTCTTGCAGGTCATTTTGGTAGCAGTGAACAAACAGTCGATTCAGATAAACCGTTCTAATGTCTTACAAGCCATTACCCGAATACTTAACAATACAGCCCAGTAAGATACAAGGACTTGGGCTGTTTACCTTAGTTGATTTAGAAAAAGGTAAAATGCTAGGCATCACACATGTAGAAGATGTATTAACAGGTAAGCTTATACGAACACCACTTGGTGGATTTATAAATCATTTAGACGACCCTAACTTAGAACGTTATGAAGTGCAACGTTACCATTACATACGAACTTTAAAAGATATTGCACGAGGTCAAGAGCTTACGTTAAAATACAGATTATATAATTTATGAGTTGCATACATATCACAAAGTGTTACACTATTAGTATATAAAAAAAAGGATGGTTAAAAAAATGATTAGTAAAGAACTAATTCTAAAAGCTAAAAAACAATTTTCGTTAGACGATGAAAAAAAGTTTGACGAAATGGTACTAAATGGAAAGACGCTAGAAAATGCGTTGCAAACTACAGCAAAAGATTTTTATGCTGGTTATAACATTACTAAATGGGTAAAGGAGAATCAATAATGTCAGATTACGTAATACCAAAAGCGCCAAGAATTAGTAGGTTCGCTAAAGGCAGAACTTATACTATTGCAGGCATAAAAGAAAACATGAAAGCGCCGCAAGAATCTTATTTGCTTGCTTTAGTGGAAATGCTTAAAAAACTAGAATCTAATGCAGAAGCTTATTTTAAAGGCATGAACTGGAGTTTAAATAATGAATTAGAGCGCGGGGTTACATTCGGCGAAAAATGGGATAAAGTTTGGGTTATGCGTAAAGGCGAGAGAGCAAGAATTATTTGTTTTATTGATGCTGATACAGGCGAGATTTACAAACCAGCTGGTTTAAACAAACCTTATCCAAAGGTTAGAGCAAATATGTTTGAGCCAAAATCTTATGAGTTTGCAGACCCGAACGGTGGTTGGTTATATGCAGGTTTTGATGCAGAAGCCAAAAAAAGAAGAAATTCTTTATTATTTGAAAACAAACCTAGAAGTACAAAAGAAATACTAGAACATGGAGAAGCAAAATGAGTTATCCATCATAATTGAATGTCTGATAGGGATGGCGGCTTTAACACCCGCCACTCTTTCGGACTATCAAACATGTAAATGGTATCAACAAGCTGCTGAAGTCACTGTTGAACACCACCACGCATTCGAGTTGTACTTACCCGAAAAAGAATATCTTTGGGCTATAGGTACAACTTTTTGTGAATCTAGCGGACGTACTGATGCTGTATCTGTAACAGGAGCAAGAGGTATATGGCAATACGTAAGGCGAAGTGAGAACTGGTTAGAAGAAAAACTTAATGAAGATTTTGATGTAACAAGTGCTTATGACTCAACATACATGACAAGTTGGTTATTAAGAAATGACACAAATCCAAAAAGACATTGGTACGAATCCAAACACTGCTGGAATAAAAATATGCCCAAAAACTCTTATAAATTACACTATTAGGTCTATTATATCAGTAAGCACTACATCGACAGGTTCGATGTAATAAACAACTAACAGGAGTAGTGATATGTCAGAAGAAAAAGCTGAACAAGTGCAAGATAGCAATGTAGATAGCGTTGCAGATTCTGCGAAGGAAGAAGCAACAGTTACAGAGTCAGAGGAAAATGTCGTAGTCGATAATCCAACTGATGATGAACTTGATAAGCGAATACAAAGAGCTAACAAGGAAGCCGCAAAGTTTAGAGTAGAGAAGAACGAGGTCGAAGGTAAATACGATGACCTAATTCAAAATCTAGGAAAAGCTTTAGGTTTTGTTGAAGAAGATAATGCAAATAATGCAGATGCTTTAGCGGATGAAGTTCAAAAACTTCAAGACGAAAATAAAAATCTAAAGTTAATGCAAGCATTTAACAACGTTGTAACGACTGAAGGAGCAGATGACGAGCTTACTTGGTCTTACTTAATGGCGAAGGGCGAGCTGACAGAAATGGACGCTAACGACCCCGAACTAAAGGCTAAATTGTCTGAAAAGATTAAAGCAGCTATAGAAGTAAAACCAGTACTTAAATCTGACTTGCCGCCTACAGTCAAGAAGAGTGGAAGTGATATGTCTAACGAGTCACAGCCGCTTGACACTGAATCAAGAATTAGACAACTTGAAGCAGATAAAAATTTTAAAGAAGCAAGACTACTAAAAAGTTCTAGGTTATACGAAATGACCAAAGAACAACAGTAAAAGTATTAATTTAACAAGTTGATTATTAAATCAAAAAGGAGATAGCCAAAAATGGCAGGAATTACAGGGCAAGGTCAAACATTTAACTTACCTAATTACGTAGGCGACTTATTTGAGTTGACCCCAAGTGATACACCGTTCCTTAGCTTAATTGGTGGACTTAGTGGTGGCGAAAGCACATCCAGTCCGTCATTTCAATGGCAAGCTTATGACTTGAGAGCCGCAGCTGTAGATAATGCAGCACTTGAAGGTGCAGATGCGCCTACAAGCGAATCAAGAGTTAGAGCTAACTATTACAATGTATGTCAAATCATGCAAGAGTCCATCGAGGTCTCATACAGCAAGATGGCAGCCATCGGAGCTTTTAGCGGAGAAAACATTGCTGGAGATAATCCAGTGACAAACGAAATGGATTTTCAAGTTGAGCAAATGCTTAAGCAAATTGCAAGAGACGCAGAAAAATCATTCTTAGAAGGCGCATTTAACGACCCAACAGATAACACTACTGCAAGAAAAACAGCAGGTATTGCTAATGTTGCGGGCAACAGTGCAGACATGGGAGACGCTGCCCTTACTGAAGATAAAGTCTTAGACCTTATGCAAGCAGTATGGGAAGACGGCGGAATCCAAGTATCGGAAACAGCAACACTTATGTGTAACGCGAATGTTAAAAGACAGCTTACAAAAATATTTGTAACTGACAAAAACTATCGTGAAGAATCACGTAACGTAGCTGGTGTAAACGTAACAACAATTGAGACTGACTTCGGTAAAGTCAACGTATTGTTAAACAGACACGTGAACACAGAACAACTTTATGTTGTATCAGCCGAGTTATGCGCGCCAGTATTTATGAACATCCCCGACAAAGGATTCTTATTTGTTGAACCACTTTCAAAAGGTGGAGCATCAGAGAAGTTCCAAATCTACGGAGAAGTTGGACTTAAATACGGTAACCCTAACGCACATGGTAAAATCGTTAATATTGCTGCTATCTAAGTAGTAATAGATTCATAGTTAAGACCCACTTAATCGGTGGGTCTTTTCTTTTTGTATGCTAAAGTAACAGCATGGATTATAAAGATAAAGACGGCGTTGTTTATAAAGGCTTATCAGATGAGCAGGCTGAAAAATGGGGCTACGTTCCAGTTAAAGAGTCTGTCAAAGTAAAAGCAACACCAAAAAAAGTAGAAGAAGAACAAGAATAAAATGGGTTGGTATATGCTTAACGGCGATGCTATCTTTTTTGAAGACGATACACGCATACCTAAAGATATGCACAAAAAGATAGAAGCCATTGAAGCGCCCGATTCAAAAGGCGGAGCGTGGAAAACTAAAACTGGAGACAGGAGAGTTAAACCACAAAAGCTTAAAACACTAGAGGAAGAGTAAATGGTTAACAACGTCTATTTAAGACCAAGTTACTGCACAACTGATGAATACGATACTGCAACTGGTAGGTCTTATTCTACAGATTCAGTGACAACACAAAAGCTGCAATTAGCGTCAGATATAATTGATTATCACGTTAACGTTGCATTTAAAATTGATTCAAGCGGTAATCCAACTAATTCTGATGTACATGACATACTAAGAGATGCTACAGCGTATCAAATGGAATACATGGTTGAACTTGGATTAGAAGATTTTGACAAACTAGAGTTGACTGGTTCTGTCCAATTAGGCGGATTAAGTTTAGATAAATACCCCGACATATTAGCGCCAAGAGCTAAGAGACTTATGGTCAACTACGGCTTCTTTGGTTACAGGAGTGCAGTCTTTTATAATTATGACGATAGCTTACCTAAAGCTATCTCTGATGACCAAGTTCACGAATAATGGGTATCATCAGTCCGCTGCTGCAACAAACAGCAACGAGAAGTTCTCTACAAGGCATGTCTGCATACGGCGAAGTCTTTGATACAAGTGAATCAATACGATGCAGAATAGAACCATCTAAATCAAGAGTATCAACAGATGAAGGCAATGAAACAATTGCTAATGCAAAACTCTTTTGTGAGAAAGACCAAACAATACAAATCGGCGACAAGATAATCTTTGATTCAGTAACTTACTTTGTATTAACCGTTAATAAAATATACGGACTAAGTAATGTAAGTCACATAGAAGCAGACTTAGGAGTTGATTCAAATGGCTAAATACTATAACGTAAATTGGTTTGGAGATGATGTTAAGAAAAAAGTAATGACTGCTAATGAAAAAGCAATAACATTAGGATTAGAATTTATAAAACAAGAATCAGTAAAAGTTGCGCCTAAAGATACTGGACTTATGGAGAAGTCCGCACAAGTAACAATTGCAGCTGACCGTAAAACAGGTTACGTGTCTTACGACACACCTTATGCAATTAGGCAGCACGAAGAATTAGATTACCGCCATGCGGAAGGTCGTATTGCAAAGTACTTAGAATTACCCTTACAACAAAACTCAAAAAAAGCATTAGAGATTATGGGTCGTGTTCTTAAAGGTACTTTATAATGTTGGCTGCTGAAGTAGCCGAATGGATAGGCACTAATGTCACTAACTGTAGTTTTGACACAAGTGGTGTTAGCGGTAATGTTTTTATAAGCACAATGCCGAGCAGCCCCGACACAGTCGTCATGGTATCAGAGTACGGCGGCGTTGCAGATGACAAGCACGCATACAATGACATAAACGTACAGTGCAGAGTAAGAGGCACAAGAGACCCTAGAGTTAGCTATAATATTGCAAAAGAAATATTTGATGAGTTGTTAGGACTTACAAATACTACGCTAATATCTAGTGGTAGTCGTGTTATAAAAGTTATTGCACAAAACACACCAATTGACATTGGACGTGATGACAATGGCAGACACGAATGGACAGTCAATTTTCAAATTGAAGTCTATGATACAAGTACTAACAGAAGTTAGAAAAAAAGGAGAATGAAATGGCACAAGCTAAAGTAGCAGCAAAAACTGCTTCATGGATGGCTTCTACAGACGGTGGTTCAACATTTACCGCTGTTTTAGGAATAACCGACTTTTCAATGTCGAACAGTCCAACTGATGCTGATGTAACAGATTTCGCCAGTGGTACAGCCACCGAACATAAGGTAATAAGAAGAGCAATTGAGTTTACACTTAATGGTTTTTGGTTAGAAGATGACGCTACAGGTGCTGTCTCTGACGGCTTAGAAATGCTTTATGATAACGGTAAAGGCGATACAGCAATTGATTATAAATTAACTACTAATGGTGGTTCAGTTATATCTTTTGCAGGTACTACAGTGTTTACTCTGTCGGGCGATGTCAACAACGTAATGACATGGAGCGCGACAATTAGAGCAACAGGCGCAGTCACATATACTGACGCATAAGAGAGGTAAAATATGAGCGGACAATTTAAAGATTTTGATGCAGCGTGGGCTGAACAACAAGATGAGCCTATAAAGGTCAAAATCCGAGATAAAGAATACGATTTACCATCTTCAGTCTCCGCTGCTTTTATGTTAGAAGTCACAAAGATTTCAAGTCGTAAGGGCAGCGAGGATAATTTAACTACAGCCGATATGGGCGTTTTATTAAATGCTTTATTTGGCAAAGTTGTTATTGAAGACTGGTTAGAACAAGGTATATCATTACCACAGTTAAACGATATTTTAAGTTATGTATTAGAGATATATGGATTAACAGGTGGTGGTGCTGACCCAAAAGCGACATCGAAAGTCGATTCGATAGAGAAGCCCGTAAAGGACAAATAAACAAGTTCTTTAATAACTGGAACTTACTTGAAGCAGACTTTCAAAGAGAATATCAAATTGATTTAATGGCAAACATTAAAGATGGCTTGTCATGGCGCAGGTTCATTTTGTTGTACAATTGTTTAAGCAGTGCAAGTGTTACTGTAGAATTGATAAGAAATGAACAACTTAAATTACAAAGTGGCGAGAGTCAAATTGACACGGATAAACAACTGGATTTGTTTTTACGACAACAGTTTAAAGAGGAATAAATAATGGCATTAACAGTAGGAGAGTTAAACGCAATTCTTACAGTTGATGACAAAAACTTTTCGTCTGCATTAAAGGAAGCTAAAAAAACATTAGAAAGGGCTGCCGACTCCGCAGATGAATTTGGAGATGAGACCAAAAAATCATTCGACAAAGGTACTAAAGCTGCTGACAGATTTGAAAAAGAAGTTGGCAAAGGTCGTAAAGAAATACAAAAAGCTACGACACCTATGGAGAACTTCGGTAAGAAAATAGGAACAGCTTTTAAAGTCGGTGCAGTAATTGCGGTCGGTAAAGCTTTAGCAGATTTAACAATGGAGATGGCTAACTTAGCCCTTGAAGCTGAAGAATCCGCAGCTGCGTTCGAGATTACATTCGGCGGAGCTACACAAGAAGTAACAAGATTTGTAAATCAGATGGCACATGCTTTTGGTATGACAAGAGCAGAGATGCAACAGCAGATGGCTGTAACTGGTTCGATTATACAAGGTATGGGCTTCACTTCAGATGCAGCAGCAGAGATGTCTGTAAATATTATGAATCTTTCGGGAGACCTTGCTGCCTTTATGAACATTCAAGAAGGAGCTGTAGTTCCCGCGCAAGCAATAACTAAAGCTTTAACAGGCGAGCGAGAAATGCTTAAATCTATGGGTATTGTTCTTCGACAAGTAGAAATTGAACAAAAAGCCATGAACATGACAGGAAAAGAGGCTGTCAAAGAATTAACAGACCAAGAAAAAGCTGCCGCCAGCCTTATGTTAGTTGAAGAAAAAATGGGTCATATCAAGGGTCAGTTATCGAGAGAAATGCAGGGCGCAGCAAACCAAATGAGAAGTTTAAAGGCAGAGTTTAAAGAAGCCAAAACAGAAGTTGGTCAAGCGTTACTACCAGCATTCGCAGAATTAATACCAGTAGTAAGAGATTTAATACCTTCATTTAAAGAAGTTGCAGGTTCTGTTGCAAACTTAGTAGAAGTTGTAGTTAGAGCATTTCAGCCAGTAATTGAGTACATGGTACAAATACTTTCTGCACTTATGCCTATAGTCGATGTCTTAGTACAAATGTTTGGTACAGCATTAACTGCTGCATTTAGTGCTGTCTTTGCAATACTTAGTAATACAGTTTTACCAATACTTGAAGCATTATCTTTTGTTATTCAAACAGTTGCAAATAGTTTTGGAATATTAACAACAGCACAAGAAGCTGAATTGCGTTCTGCTGAAACATTAGAAGGTGTTATTTTTAGGCTAAATGAAGCAATAGAAGCAGGTATACCAAAACAAGATGCAATGAATGCTGCAATGGCTGAAGCAGCAGGATTAGGTATAGATGAAGCAGAAGCTTTTGACGCAGCAACAGATGCTGCTTATGGGTTTAGCGATGCTAAAAAAGTTGAAATCGAAGCACTTATAGCTTCTAAACGTGCATTAAAAGAAAACATACAGGCTGGTAACTCTGCTGCTTATAACTCTTATATACAAGCAGACGCAGTAAAAGACCTAGATGATGAAATTAAAGAATTAGAACAAGACCTTATTGCTAACAGTTACGCACAATATGCCTACGCAAGGTCACAAGATGAATTTGTTAATGGTACTTATGAAGGTGCAGATGCAATTGAAGAAGAGTCTGATGAAATACGTAAAAATACTATAGAAGTAAATAAAAACACACAAGCTAAATTAGATGCACTAAGTATACAAAACGAAGCAGTAACAGCATTAATGAACCTAGTTACAGCAGTTACTAACGCCAATGAAATAGTTAAAAGACAACAAGTTGAAGAAGACAAGTTAAATCAACTGTATCGAGAGCGTGCAAAAATTATGGAAATAATTAATGCTGAACAAGGTGTTGGGGAACAACAAACTGAAGTAGAACTTGCACAGATAGCAGCATTGCGTAAACAAGAAGAAATGCTTTTAACACAACAACAAAAAGGTTTAGATTTAAAACTAGAAATAGCTGTAGCAGAATTAGATGTTGCTGACGCAATACATACTAAAAATGAAATGGGCGATGAAGCAACTGCAAGGGAAGACTTAGCAATTAAACAAGCAGAGCTAAGATTAACAACTTTAAAAAATGAACAGGCTACATCAAAAGATGTAACACTAGAACTAGCAAACGTACAAAAGAATTTAGCTAGTGCTGTTAATACATCTACACAAGCTACACAAGCCTACATATCAGCTGAACAAGCAAGACAAAAAATTGATGAAGCAATAGGTAAACAACGAACCGCATTTAACGAAGCTGAAATTGATACGACTGAAGAACAGTTAGAACTAGCAAGTGCAAGATTAGCAGTTCAATCTGCAATGGCTTTTGCTAATGACAGAGGTGTTATGGGAGAAGCAAGAGCAGCTTTAGCACAAACACTTGGCATAAGCCAAAATGGTGTATCTGATATATTTAGAGATTTAGGTATTACAGATGCTTTTATGAAAGCACAAATGTTTAGAAACTTTGAAAATGATTTTAGAGACAATCCACCACCATCAGCACCACCAAGTAATGATAGCAGCGGTGCTGGAGATAGAGCGTCCGAGACTGGTATCGGCGATGACAGTTCCTTAATTGGCGGCGGTGGTGGCAATGCTTTATTTAACAGTCCAACAATAAGAACAGATAGTGGTATTAATTTAACATCAACAGAAAACTTAGCACTTAGTAAGGTTGCTAAGAATGTGTTACCAATGCTAGATTCTTTTGACCAATCTGCTTTACGTTCATCAGCAGTAAATCAATTCTTAGGCGGGAGTACCCCTAATGTTGTAGTTAACATAGACCCTTCATTAGATGCTGAAGCACGCATAGATAAACAAATGGCTGACATAAATAACAGATTACAAACTGGAAATAGATTTAGGGTTCTGTAATGAGTATCACTGTAAATATTGGTGGTGCTAACTATAATGCTTTAGAAAATAAAGTAACTATAACAGACAATGCTGAAAGAAGGTCAGATGCAATCATACATATATTTGATGAGAAGACTGGCGGGAACTTTTTTAGTTTTGAACCATACCAGTCAGTTTCTATTACAGATACAAATGGTCATGTAGCTTTTAAAGGTGTAATAATAAAACCAGTAGCACAGCTGCTAAGTCCAACTACAAGAATATGGAAATTACAATGTACAGACAATCACTTCTTTGTTGATAAAAGAATTATTGCTAGGGGCTACACAACAATGACAGCTGGTGCAATAGTAAGAGATTTAATAACTAATGTATTTAGTGCTGAAGGTATAACTGCTGGAACTATAGATGACTTAGCTACAGTCGATAAAATGATATTTAACTATGTAAATGGGGATAGAGCATTACGAACATTATCGGAATATACAAATGCCGTTTGGTATGTTGATGAAAATAAAGCGTTACATTTTTATGAACGTACTTCTAATAATGCAAGTTTTGATGTCAGAAGCGCAGACGTTTTAACTAAACCAATGCCCTTCTTTGATAAGGCGAACTTTAAATATAGAAATAGCCAGTTTGTAACAAACATTAAAAATGTTACAGATTCGCAGCAAGAGTTTTTTATTGGAGATGGCACAAGACAGACATTTAGTGTAGGTTATCCCTTTCACGAGATACCAACAGTAAGAGTTAATACTGGTAGCGGTTATGTTGCAGCTACAGTTGGCATTAGAGGACTAGACACAAATAAAGATTATTATATGGCTTTAGGTTCTACAGAGTTAGTACAAGAATTTACAGATACACCGTTAGGTACTGGGCATTCTTTAGAAGTGACGTATAAAGGTCAATATCAGTTAGTAGCATTAGCTAGAGATGATGCAGAGGTAGATAGAATACAAGCACTCGAAGGTGGTAGCACTACAGGTTTTGTTGACGCTGCAACTACACAATCGGGTATAGCTGGAACGGATGCGGGTATAGACGTGGCTGCAAGTTACTTAGACAGATTTGCACAAACAAGTACACTGTTAAGTTTTACTACAACAAAAAATACACCATCTAGGTTAAGAGCAGGTCAAGTATTAGATTTTGAAATGACTGACCAAGATATATCGGGCATATTTCTTATTGATTCTATTCGTATACGATTTAGGAATGGCGTTACTTACTATGACGTAAAGTGCGTTGCATCTCCGCCCGAATATACTTTTGAATCATTTATAAGAGATATAGATGACAAAATATCAGATGCTTTTATTGAAATATCAGAAAACATTGATACAGAAGAAGTTTTAGTTGTAAGAGCTGACGGTGGTATAGAATCTAGTACAATAACAGAAGCAGATACCGAAACAGTATTAGCATGTCCATTACCAAGTGGCACAACAGTAGTTAGCGGAAGTTTAGTAGTATGTTAAATTGGCAAGGAAGTATAAAGATTAAAGCACTTGATGCTAAAGGTAATGTTGTGCAAGAAAATACTATAAACAATACTATTACATCAGCAGGTAAAAACTTGTTAGCAAAAGCACTAAGAGAGTCCACAGACTGCGAAATTAAATTTATAGGAATAGGTTCAGACAGCACTACGCCTACTTCAAGCGATACGAAACTAGGTACAGAGACGTTTAGAAAAGCAGTTACTTCACAAGTTGCTGGTAGCACAGGTGTTACTGTTACTAATCTTTATGTAGCGCCCGAAGAAGCAGTAGGAACAATTGCAGAAATAGGTTTTTTTAGTGGTAGTACTGCAAGTGCAACAACAGATAGCGGCACACTTTATGCAAGAGTTTTGTATTCAAGAACCAAAACTGCGGTAGAATCTATACAGATAGAAAGGACAGATACTATTGGCTAATGTAGGCGGATATTATACACAAACAACTTGGCAAGCTGGTGTAACACCTCTTAGCGAAGCAGCATTAAATAACATTGATGCAGGAATAGAAGGAGTACAAAAACAAGGTGTATTCAAAAATGGTACTAACATAGCAACTGACACAACACTATCGAGTGGAGAAAACTACATGCTTGTAGCCCCGATAACTGTTGATGACACAAAAACTTTAAACGTACAAGGAAGACTTAGATTATTATGAGTGAATTAAATGTAGATACAATAGCGGGTTCGACAGGTACTACGGTAACTGTAAAAACTGGACATACGCTTACACTTGTTGCAAACATGAATGCAGCAACAGCAAAGATTACAAATTTAGGCGACCCTTCATCAGCACAAGATGCAGCTACTAAGAATTATGTAGATACACAGTTATTATCTTTAGATACTTTAGGCGAGTTAACTAATGTAACTATTACATCAGTAGCTGATAATGAAGTATTAGCTTATGACAATGGAACATCAGAATGGATTAACCAAACTGCATCGGAAGCAGGATTAGCGACAAGTGGTAACCTAACTACACATACATCATCAAGTTCTAATCCGCACAGTGTTACAGCTTCACAAGTAGGAGCGACAACAACAGCTAATAAAATACATGATTTTGCCGCGCCAACAAGTGCTTTAGCAATGAACGCACAAAAAATAACTGGTGTAGCAGACCCGACAGCTGCGCAAGACGCATCTACAAAAGCTTATGTTGATTCACAAGTACAAAGCAAAGATGCTTTATCAGAACTTAGTGGAAATACAGATGACGTATCTGAAGGTTCATCTAATCTTTACTTTACAAATGAAAGAGTAGATGACAGATTAAACGATGTTTTACAAGATGGTAGCGGATTAACAGCTACTTATAATGATGGGTCAAACACATACACATTAGATGTTGCAGGTTTAGTTGACTCAAACATTGCAGGCGGTGCAGCAATAGCACAATCTAAATTAAATTTAGCAGTAACTACGTCAGAAATAGCAGCTGCAACTTTAGTAACCGAATCAGAAGGAATATCAAGTAATGATAATGATACAACTATACCAACTTCGGCAGCAGTTAAAGATGCTGTCGATACAGCAGTAGCTGCAATACCATCGGGTGTTAGTTTAGGTTTAGTTATAGCATTATCATAAGAAAGGAACATAAATGGCTGATACACTACATAGCGAACAGGGCGTTTTAGGCACAGGTTCTACTGCAATATTAGATGCAGTGGCTTCTTCAACGACCGAAACTGTAATAGGTATCTATCTTGCTAACATTAGTGGGTCAAGCGCTGACGTAACCGTTGATTTAAGTGTTACCAAATCGGGTGGTTCATTAAGAAAGATTCTTAATGATGTATCTCTTCCGTTTGGAGCAACTATTGAGATGAATACAAAAATTGTATTAGAAACTGGCGATACTTTACAAGGTTTAGCTAGCGCAGCATCAAGCGTAGATTTCAACATAGCTTATTTGAAACAAACATAAGGGGTATTTATGCCCTATATAGGCGAACAAGTTAATAACGTAAAACAGAATACAGGTTTATATACACCTAATGAAATACTGCAATTAGAAAAAGATGGTCATTGGGGTGGTTCGTTAGAACTCATTGCTGAAGATACTTGCACAGGTAAGACAACTATAGAATTTACTTCTATAAAAGAAAATGCTTATGATACGCATTTTATAGAGTTTATAGGTTTAGAAAGTGCTTCTAATATGTACAACGAAATACAGGTGTCCAATGACGGTGGTAGTTCTTATGAAAATGCTAATTATGATAGGTCAGTTCAATATATGTCAGCTACCACAAGTGGTACTTTTGGCGAAAATAGATTTGATGGAACGGATAGATTTAGTCTTTTAGGTTTTGGATTAGCAGGTTCTCCAATAAGCAACAATGTTTACTTGCACAATTTGGGTAATGCTAATTTATTTACACACTTAACAAGTCGCAGTACACCAAGCGACCAATGGGTTTATTTTGGAAGTCAAATGTACTTAGTCGCTGAAACTATAAACGCGTTAAAAATTTTTAATAATGCAGCTGCTACTTGGACAGCAGGTGTCGTAAAACTGTATGGTGTTAAAAAATGAGTAACCTAAGATTAATAAAACAAACAGAAGCAGATTCTGTTTCAAGTATATCTTTAACAAATTGTTTTAGTGCAGACTTTGATGTTTATAAAATTGATGTAGTCATGGACGGCACAACTACTAACAAACATATTATGTTACAATACATAAACAGTAGTGGTGCAATAGACACAACTGCAAATTATTCAACAGGTGCTTTGTTTATGAGCAGTTACACTGACTTTATACAACTTAGGTATAACGGTCAATCTAGCCATTTAGTAACAGGATATAATTATGACGGTGGAACAGGTATTGAATACACTATATTTAATCCTTTTTCATCATCACTATACACGGCTTTAATTTCTCAATCATCGGGGGCTTATAACAGTAGTGGTGTAAAAATGGTCGGAACAACAGCAGTAGGATTACACTTAAGTAAGACATCTATGACAGGTATTAACATTGTTCCTAGTGCCAGTACTTTAAAAGATGTAAAGGTAAAAGTTTATGGATATAGGGTAGATTAATGGCAAACTTAGTACAAGTAAAAACAACAACAATAACAGGCAATCCAAGTTCGGTAACCCTAGACGGAATTGATACAGATGATGTTTATGTCTTAATAGGTAGTTTTACAATATCGGTTGATACTGGATATGCGCACTTTCGCATTACTAAAGATGTAGGTGGAACGACAACAACACAAGCAGCTACTAATTATGCGTGGGCTACCAAGATTATTACACCTTATACAACTTTTGAAGATAATAGATTTAACACAAATAGGAATTGCATGTATTTTTCTAACAGTCCTATGGGTGCATCAGCAGGCGAAAGTCATAGTCTTTATTACGAATTACATAATTTTAATAATGCAAGTAAAGAAAGTTACGTTATTATAAAGGAAAATATTTTTAACTCAACTGCGTCTAATTCTTATGGCTCACAGGGTGGGCTAAAGTATATGGTTGCAGAGGCTCATAATGGTATAACAATTTCAGGCGATGCTTCAACCTTGACAAGTGGTACACTAACACTTTATAAGCAGGTTTCATAATGAGTGAATTTGGATATATACCAGAAAGTCCTGCTCAAAGTTTTGGGAATAATACAGGTATCTTCTCGCCGAATGATATTTATGATTTAACTAGAGCAGATAAATATACTAACTATGGACAATTAGAATTGATACAAACAATAGTTAGCGAGAGTAATACAAATTCAATAGAATTTACAGATTTAAAAGAAAATGAATATAATACTCATCTATTTACTTTTAGTAATATAAAAAGTGCAGGGGCAGGTCAGTTACACTACAATGTTTACACTTCACAATATGGATATGATACTAACGGACATTACACAAGTTCTTTGCAAAGATGTAGTGCAAGTGGCTCGTTTAGTGATTTTAGACAAGTAAACGTTGCTTTTCCTTATGTACAAGGACACCCGTTATCTAGTGTGTCTAACCAATCAATGAATGCGTATTGGTATTTTAATAATTTTGGCGATAGTACAAAACAATCTCAAGCATACGGACAAACAGTTTCGGCTCATAGCTCATCTTTATTTAATGTAAGTGAATACGGACTTTTAAATTATCATAAGCCAAGACCAATAACAAAAATAAAATTTAAACTTGGTGGAGGCACAATTGCTTTTGTTGATGGCTCTACCATAAGTGTATATGGAATTAAATTCTCGTGAAAAGTTTACATTTTATTAATTCAGTAACAGGCACAGGAGTTTCAAATATTTCTATGACTAATTGTTTTACAGAGCAGTTTGATTCTTATATGGTACAGGTTTCAAAACTTCTTTGTTCTACACAAGCTAATATAGATATAAGATTTATTGACAATAGCGATAGTGTTATCTCTGATAGTGATTATTGTTATGCTACGCACCAAATTCTATCAAGTGGGTTTTCAGAACGTAAAGATAACAGTGGTACAAGTATTTCAAGGTTAATTGCTTTTGGTAGCGACAACACAAACGAGGGTGGAAGTGGTTATAGTTATATTATTAACCCTTATGATTCGTCAAGTTTTACTTTTACTTCGGGTAGTAGCGCAACAGTCGAGGGTGGTAACTATAACGGAGATTTTCAAATAGGAATACACAAGGTTAAAGAAAGAATCACAGGGATTAATCTTTTAACAAGTGGTGGAACTATGGATATTACGGTTAATATGTTTGGAATAAAAAGATGAGCTTAATAAAAATAAATGAAACTATTGCTAGTGGTAATCCTAGTACATTAACTGTTACAGGCATAACGTCTGATTATGATGTCTACATGGTTGATGTGGTTAACTTAGTACCAAATGCAAGTGGGCGAGTTGAATGGCGTATAACTAAAGGGGGTACTATTCAAACAGATAGTGAATATGACAATTCTAGAAAAGATATGCCTACTAATGCAGGTTTTCAAGATAACGAAAATGTTAACGATAGTAAAGTTACAAACGCAACAGTTGATGAAAACGGAAGTTGGAATGCAACATTTTATTTATTTTGTTTTCAATTATCAAGTGAATTAAGTTATGGAACATTCAAACATACTACTTATGTAGATAGCCCACAGGGTTTTGGAGGACAGGGTGGTTTTACTCATACTATTGCTAGTGCCTCTGACGGATTAAGTTTTCATTGGGGAGATAGTAGAACTTTTACAAGTGGAGAGCTACATTTATACGGTTTAAAGAAGTAATAACAAAAAAAGTATGTTAAGATAGGAGAATATTATGGCAACATTAGAACAATTAACAACAGCAGCGCAAGCTGCAATAGACGCAAAGAAAACCGCTAACGGTGGCGATGGAATGTGGGCTTCTGTTAATGGCGTAAGACGAGAGTTTACAGAAGCTGAATATGACCAAGCAGTTATTGATAAAGCTAATAGCGATTTTGACCAACAAGAAAATGGTTATAAAAGAGCTAGGCAAGAAGCATACCCTAGTTATGGAGAGCAACTAGATTACATTTTTCATAACGGACTTGACTCATGGAAAGCTGACATCATACAGCCAATTAAAGACAATAACCCAAAACCTTAAAATATTTAATTAACAAAAACATGTTACAATTTCATTTATGGAATACATCACAGGTTTTTTGTTTGGTTACTTTTTAAAAGAAATTAGTAATACTCTTAAAAGAATAAGTAAATACGACAATGACAACAGAGAGACGTGGGATTTTTTAACCTACGATGACCTACCATAATGGATTACACTAACAAATCAACGCAGCCGCAGCCAAATGGCTTTACCACGAAAGAAATGTTAATAATGATATTAGAAGGTCAAAAAGAAATTAATAATAGAATCGATGAACTACACGAAAAAGTAAATACAAAAATTAGCAGACAAGAGTTGAGCGGTTGGTTAGTTGCAGTATCTGCACTAATAGTCATTATCAACTCTGTAATGTGAAGATATTTACAAGTTTACTAACTCTACTTTTATTCTTACCAACAACTGTTTTAGCAGAAGAAGTACCTAACGAAGTTACAGTCAATGAAGATTTTAGTGATAGCAGTTATCAAGAAGGTTTAACTATAAACGGTGGCAATCAAGCTGCATATATTTATTCAGCAGAACAAGGTTCTTATAACACAACAGGGTCTGCATTAGCAATAACAAGTGGTACTTATTTATTTGAATTTACAGAAGATGTTTATGAAGTAGGTTTTATAATAGGCGCAGTAAACAATGCGTACTCTGTTACTTGGAATTATGCAGACAACACAAGCGAAACTGAAAACAAATCGGGGCAAAGTACTTCTAATGGTTACGACAATATGTATGACAGCTTTTATAAATCATTTACTGATTACAACAATGATGAAGCTAACACAGACAAATTTATAAGTTCATTCGCTGTAACGTTAACTGATATATCTTTACTAGATACTTTGTACTGGCAATATAGAGTAATTACTGTTACTACAACATCTAGTACAACAACATCTAGTACGACAACAAGTACTACGACTACAAGCACTACAACGACCACTACTACTTTACCGCCACCGCCTATTGTTTATGAGCCACCACCACCGCCACCACCACCCGAACCAGTAACTATTATTGTAATTTTAGACAATGGAGAAGAAGCAGAGTATGAAGAATATGAAGTAGAAGATGGTACAGTTGATAGAGATAACGAAAGAAAAAAGAATTTTGAGCTGCATGGAGTGGAATTAACAGATGCACAAATTGAAAGAGGAGATTTAGAACTTTATGACATACAAAAAGAAGATTTGGAAGAAGTCAGAGAAGAGCTTTCTGATGATGATTTTATATATGATGACTTGGAAGATGACTATGTTGACGAAGAATACATTGAACTTACTGAAGAAGAGATACTTGAGCTTGAAAAACAAGTTGAAATTGAACTTAAGGAACTTGCAGAAGAATCTATTATTTTGGTGGACTCTGCGGAAATCATAGAAGATTTAAAACTTGAAGGCGAAGACCTACAAGATTTTATAGACACTATACAAGAGTTAGAAGAAATAGATTTTGAAGAAGAATTTGCAATAGAAGAAGAAGAGTTTGTACTAGAAGAAATAATATCAGAAGATATAATAGTTGTTGATGATAAAGAAATTAAAGAAAAAGATATTTTTATTGAAGCAGAAGAAGAAAGCCAAGATTTGGAGCTTGCAGATGAAGTTATATCTACTGAAGAACAAATTCAAGAAGAAATAGCTGTAGAAGTTGCCGAAGTAGAAGAAATTATACAAGATATTGTTATTGAAGAAGTAACTACTGAAGAAGTAATAGAAGTTATTGAAGAAGTAAATGACATTGGTGTACAAAACTTAGAATTTGCAACAGAAGAAGTACAAGAAATAGTACAAGCAGTTGTTGTTGAAGCTATTGAAACAGTAGAAGAACTCACAGAAGAACAGGTAGAAGTAGTAGCTGAAGTATTACAAGTAGAATCAACAGAAGATGTTAAAGTATATGCCGCAGCTGCAAAATCTGAAAAAAGCGTTGAAGTTGCAATAGAAGAATATGTAGACCGAAGTATTGCAAATGCTAATGTAGAAAACTACAACATTGCTGACGTTGTATCTGAAGTAAACGTAGAGTTGTTTTTAGCATCGCCAATAGATGCTATTATTAATGTAGATTTAAGCGGCATAGAGTTATCTAACATCGGTGCGGATATGGCAGATACTCAAAAAGAAAAAGCACAAGAAGTATTTGCGCCAGTTGTATTAACACAAATAGTAGCAATTACTAGAAGAAGGTTATTTTGATTAAAAAATTTATTGATTATGTTATAGATGCAATTAAAGAAACTATTGCATTGAGCTGGACTTTAGCTGGTATGCTTATCGGTTATTTTACGTTAAGTGGTAGCGCAAAAAGCATAACTGGTATAGGTATTGTGATAACATTATCTATATGGCTAGCAACTATAAGACTAAGAGCATAGGAAGGACTAATAATGGCTTACAACGGATGCTGTGGCGGCGGATGCTGCGGAACTAAATAATGGCAATAGAGTACAGAGGACAAAAGTTTAGCGGCTATAACAAGCCGAAACGTACTCCAAGTCATAAAACTAAATCACATGCTGTCTTAGCGAAAAGCGGAGACAAAGTAAAACTAATTAGATTTGGTCAACAAGGTGTAAAAGGAGCGGGTAAAAACCCTTCTAGTAAATCACAGAAGGCACGTAAAGCGTCTTTTAAAGCAAGGCATGCTAAAAATATAGCTAAAGGTAAAATGTCTGCTGCTTATTGGGCAAATAAAACTAAGTGGTAATACACACAATATTGTGTAATTGATAACAACGACCACTCGATATGGTATCATATTGATTAATGTATGAAGTAATAAGCCGTGAGACAGCTGGTCTTTTTGACACGCGTGGTAATACTGCTATTAATCAAACCTATATAAAAGGTTTATCCGTACATTACACAGGAGCTGCGATTATGCCATCTATGAAATCCATAGATGATGTATTTACTTATCTAACTAACTTACAGAATGTTTACGTAAACATGAATGGTTTTGTTGACATACCTTATTCTTTTGCAATAAGTAATGTTACTGACGAAATAATTGAGTTAAGAGGATTTGGAATACAGTCAGAACATCATCATAATAACCAATTAAACGATACATTTATGTCTGTTTTATGGTTGGGCGGAGTAAGGGATGTTCCTAACGATAATGCTAAGAGTGCTTTAGAACGTTTAGTAGATATTATATCTGAACGTTATGACAGAAAAATCTTAGTGTTAGCAGATGATTGCGGTAAACCTATGTACGAGTTTATAACAAGTACAGAACCTAAATGGATGACACCAAGAAGGAAGGTAAGACAGTGGTCAAAAAAGAAACAAATTACAAAGAAGACATAGACGCTTTTGCAGCAGAAAAAGTTAAAGCTGTTGTTTGGAAAACACCCGAAGGTATAGAGCAATTAAATAGCGTCATTGCCTACAAAAAAGATAACCCAAGCATACCAACTAATACATTAGTTGCTTTCTTAAAAGATAAATGCGGTTGGGATTATACAAACAGATATATATTTGACATCATTGTTCAAGAAATGGAAAAACAAAATGACAAGTAGCCTTGATAAGTTTGTAGAAGAACATGAAGACGACCGTAAGTTAGAAGACCTAAAAAAAACTATAACCCGCTTACATAAGCAATTAGATAAAGAACGTGACAAAACAGTCATACTACAAGAGACAGTGACAAGTGCAGTCAAAGATAGTATTGCAGATATAGATATACCTAAAGTAAAAGCGCCTAAGAAAGATACTAGAAAAAAAGGCGAAGAAGTAGCTGTAGCTGTATTAAGTGACTGGCAGTTAGGCAAGATTACAAAAACGTACAACTCTGAAATTGCTGCTGAACGAGTAAAAGTATATGCAGAAAAAGTTGTTGAGTTAACAAACATACAACGTGCTAGTCATCCAGTAAAAAAAGTTCACGTATGGGCATTAGGAGACTTAATAGAAGGTACTGATATATTTGCAGGTCAACAGTGGTTAGTAGATTCGGGTTTATATAGACAAATATTTAAAAACGGCGCGACAATGCTTGCAGAGTTTTTACGACACATGTTAGCAAACTTTGACGAAGTACACTTTGCTGGAGTTATTGGTAATCACGGAAGACTTGGTAGATTTGGTCAACATCATTATGAAGATAACGGAGATAGATTTTTATATGAGACTGTTCGCCTAATCCTTGCAGAAGAAAAACGAATCACGTGGGATATACCAGAAGGTTCTGATGGCGATAGGGCGTGGTACACTATCGACCGCATTGGTAATTACAGCTGCATGCTTATACACGGAGACCAAATTCGCGGGTCACTTGGTATACCGTTCTATGGAGTTCGCAAAAAGGTATTAGGATGGAAAGCAGCGGCAATGGACGGGCAGATGCCCGACTTCAAAGACTTAGCCTTTGGACATTGGCATCAGCTTTACCAACAAGAGTTTAACGGTATAACAGTTAGGTGTTCGGGTTCAACTGAATCGTCTAATCATTATGCGTTAGAAGCACTAGCGGCACAGGGTAGACCAACACAAAGATTAATGTTTGTCCACCCACAAAAAGGATGTACTACAGTAGAATATCCAGCGGTCAGATTAGACGATAACGAAAAGGAGTAATTATGACAGCATCAATTTATTGGAAGAATGCCTTAATTAGAGCTGCGAGAACTTTTATACAGGGTTTTCTCGGTGGATTATCAGCAAACTTGTTAATAGGTAATGAAGCAGAAATGCTATACGCAGCCTTTATGGGTGGCGCAGCTTCTGCTATTTCTTTATTGCAGAATGCTATAGAAGATAGTCCAAATAAATGGGGTAATACTATACCAAAAGGATAGTAAATGTCTTTATACGCAAGAAAAAAAGGCATAAAGGGTCGTAAGCCAAAAAAGAATTACGATGAGCGTATATGTGAAAAAGAAACTTGTGATATAAAGCTATCTATTTACAATAAAAAGAAATTTTGTTATACTCATACTAAGCCAGTAAAGCGCTGGTCTAAATAATATAGAAAGTAAAAACTTTCTGTCTTTATTTTGGTACTAAACATAGTGGTTACGTAAGTAATTGTTTGTGATAGGACATGCGTACGTAAATCGTATAGTAGGGGTACTATACAAAACAAAAACCACCTTTGCAGGTGGTTTTTTGTTTATCGGTTGCCCGACTATTAAGCAAAGGATGGTTTAGGTTCTTTACTCAAAATAGAGAATACACTAAATGTATTTAATTTAGTATATCAGCTTTACGTTTTAATGTATCAGCAAGTTCTATAACGTCAGATTCGCCTAGTTTGTATAAATGGTCTTTAGCTTCGTCTAATGTTTTGACTAATACTAATTCACATTCTTCTAATGAAGTGTTAAGTAGTTGTAGTAAGTCTTTACCCTTTACAGTCTGTTGTATTGTCTGTAATGCAGCAATTGCATTATTGGTACGTTCTGTTACAACATGGGCATGAGATTTTTGAACGTCAGCTTTTGCAACAGACTGTTTAGGTTTTGAAGTAGCGTTGGGAACTACGCTAACTACATCTTCCATTTCTTCGCTAGTAACACCAGCACTAAGTAAAACGCGTAAGCAACGACCACGTGCTACAGTCTCTGCTTTTTCTAGTTTTTTATCTTTTGCTATTTTTTCTGCACCATGACCAGTACATATAGCATCAGAGTCTCCATCGTAAAAAGTTGCTTTAAATATAATTGTGCCATCTACTATGTCAACAATTTCTGTAAGAAGTTTACCGTTAGGATATTCTTTGTTCATTTGTTCAATAAGTTCGTCTACGTTTACGTAATCATCGTAGTAACTTGGTTTATTATATTTTAAGTTTGTTCCTTGTGTCATCTGTTCCATCCTTCTCTAATATAAGTATTAACAATTCTGCTATCGATAACATCAATATAGAATTTGTATCTACTTTTTTTGTTTTTGTAAAAACGTCAGCTACGTTAGCTACGTTATTTTTTATATCTTTTAATTGCATAACTAAAATTGTAATACATGTAGCATTATATGCAACAACTGTTACAATAAATTTTACGGAAGGAGCGGAAATGGAAAACTACTTAACATGTCAAGACATTGCAAAGATGTTTAACGTAAAGTTAAGAACAGTATATGTATGGATTCAAAGGTCAAAAAATGGTAACCACTTTTTACCCGAACCCGATATGCGTATAGATAATAAACCGTTATGGAAAACAAGTACCATAGCAGCAGTAAAAGAAAGAGTATAGATAAAGGATGGTAAATGGAATTATTACGAGGACAAATAGTACCTACTAGCACAGCGTATAAAAAAGTTAGTCAAAAGGATAAGGTCGAGTGGGCTTTAAAAACTTTTAAAGAAGTTACAGGCGATGAGTTTACTTATGACTTGAGAATCAAAAGATACGGCGCTATCATTTATGACCTAAGAGATGACGGTTGGGATATTAAAACACTCGAACCTAAGAATCAAAAAGATAAGAAGTGGGCATTTAAACTTATAAGTGAACCTTCTACAAAAGAGGATGGTCAAAGAATGTTAGCATTATGAAAGAACGTATAAGTGCTTCCGAGTACTTTGCAATATTACCCGAATCAGTATTGTTTGCAGCAATAAGCAGTAATGCTGTAAGACTATATTGTATCTTAAGAAGACGAGCAGACGAGAAATCTAATGCTTGTTATCCTTCGCAAAAGTATTTAGCAGACTCAATGTATTGCAGTACTAGAACTGTACAAAGAGCATTAGAAGAGTTAATAAAGATAGGCGCAGTAACAGTAGAGCATAGAATGATTGAAGGCACAGATGCTTTTACATCTAATATGTATTACCTACATGCCACAATTGCGCAAGGTAGCGCGCCCGTGCGTAAGGGTAGCGCATCTAAGTCGCAAGGGTCACGCGCCCGTGTCGTACAAAACAAAGCCATTAAACATAGCCAAGAAACAAGTACGAAAAAGAAATCACGTAAACGTGATTTACTTTTTGAAGAAATGTGTAAAGGGTTAGGGTTTAATTGGAAGGAAGGTATGACTGATTCTGAAAAAGGAAGAGTCAATAAAGCGTGCGGAGAACTTCGCAAAGCTAATGCAACACCCGAACAAGTTGCAGCTGTAATAACACACTATAAAAAAAATTGGAAAGATGTTATTTTAACTGCTACTGCAATATCAAGTAATTGGACAACACTTAAAAATGAAATTAAAGAAACTAAACCAGTAAGAACACACGATTGTAAAACTGACGGTTGCAACTGGATTGATACAGACTACAGCGGGGCGTATAAATTATATATATGTCAATTCTGTAGAAAGGAGAAAAAGGAATGAAGAAATTTGACGTATACCTAACTGGTAGAATTGGTGTACAAGCACCGAACAAAAAAGATGCTGAAAGAATTGTAAAGCAAAAATTAAATGTGATACATCCGATGTTTAACATACAAATAATGATTACTAAAGAAGATTATTTAGACGCTGGAGAGGATTATAGACCCGAAGGTACAGAATGAACGACACAACATATCCTTATGGTGGCATACCGCCAAAGGATAGAGCGACTAGACGTAAGTTATTAAGAGAAGCTGTTGTATTAGAATCTAAAGGCGTTTGTGAGTGGGCAGAGTGCAGCAGCAGAGGTACTGACATGGCACACATCAAAGCAGCTGGTATGGGTGGCGCTATCTCTAATGACACTTTAGACAACGTTGCATTCTTATGTCACTTCCACCACGATGTACTTGATTTTCGTATGTCTATGAAACAAAGAAGTTTTGCACTACAACAATTAGTAAGAAGTTATGTATTAGGTAACAGAAAAAAAATCTAAAAACTTTACACATTGTATTACAAAGTGCTACAATAATATTGTATGAAAAAAGAAAAATCAGCTTTCAGAAGACTTGAGGTTTTAGAAAAATACGAACTTACAAAGTTCGAGTACAACGACCTTATGACTCAAAAGCACATGTACGATACAGAGTATCAAGGTACTAACTGTTTCTTCTGCGGTAGTTTTATTATGTACCCAGTAGTTTTCAATTATCCTAACGAACAACGTAAATTCAATGCAGGTACAGATTGTGCAGACATGGTACATCAAGGTACTAACTTTGAGGCACTAAGACTTCAAGCAGCAAAAGCAAGAGAACGTGCAAGAATACAACAACAATACTTAGATACCATAGAAGAATTTAAAAAAGATTATCCGCAGTTAGCACAAGCAGCAGAATATTTTAGTAACGAGAATATGTTATTAGCTGATGTATATGACAAAGCTAAGTTCGGTTTAACAGAAAAGCAAATAGCATTCTTAGAAAAACTATGTTTAGAACAATGGCAAAAAGAAGTTGATGCGTTTGCAAAACTTATTAACAAAGCAAATGTACCAGCTTTAACAATTGGCGAAATAACAACAGAAGTTACCATAAGCAAATACTATTACAAAGAACAAGCATTTTACGGTCAAGAAAAAGCAATTATAGAAACTAAAGAAGGTCAGACATTGTTTACTGGTAAGACCAAAGCATTAGTTCAATGGTTAAATACTGACGAGTACAGAGAAGATGTTGCAGAGTTTTGGGAACAAGATAAAAAAGAACGCAAAGGTGTTCTAACTTGGAACAAAGAATACTACAAAGAACATACAAAAGGTATTGCAACACTAGAAGTTACTTTTGTTGTTGAAGAAGATAATACAAAAGGTACTGCAAAAATTAAAAACTTTTACCCTATAGGTAAAGTATGAGATACGATTTACAAGGTATATATGCAGAAGACCTAGACGGTTATCCGCTAGAACTTAATACTGACAACTACTTATCAAAAGAATGTAAACACATGGGTTTAGCTGCATTATCAGAAGCAAGACATGATTTACTAAACTTAGGTATTGGTTCAGAACCAACAGAAGGTTTACATGTATTTGACCTTGAAGCTTATGAAGAAGAACTTAAAAAAGATGCACTTTGTAGTTTTGCTTTAGCAGGAGTTTACACAATAGAAGCTACACATCAATATAAAGATAACTGCGAGTGTAGAGATTGTGTGACTGACAGGCTTATAGATTATGGTTTACCAGTCAAAGAAGCTTTTGAACTTAGTTATTTGCAAAAAACTTATAACAAAAAAGCTGCCTAATCATATATTGTGATACAATATTAGTATTATGAACGCACCAAAAGTGTATGTTGTAAGAGCTGTTGCTTTAACAGGTCGTGTTTGGATTCACGAGTATGAATCTAAATCCGATGCTTTAAACAAAGTAAGAGAATACAAAGACAATGGCGGCTACATAGTATCTCAAAGCTTTTATACCAAAACTCTTATTAATCAATAAATCTTTAAATTGTGTTGCATAACGTGATACAGTTACTATAATCTATTATGTAAGTTAAAAAAGGATGGTTAAAAATGGCGTTTCAAGAATGGTTAAAAACCTTTGTTGATGAAACAGACAAAATAAAATTGACTGATGAATTTGCAGTTGAATACAATGTTCAAGGTCAAAAAGGTGTTATGGAATACAAGATGGATGAAATCGTTGAGTTCCTAAATACTGCTGATGAAGGAATACAATTACGAGTCAGAGATGACATTGTAAAAATGGATTTCTACAATGTGCCAGCTAAAGACTTTAAGTTCTACTTCACACAAGTAGCAAAAGCAATGGCAAATGTTTACCAAGTAAATTACGCAAAATGTTAGAAGGGAAATAACAATGGCAAAACCATTAACAGACGATGAATGTAAAGATATATTAATACAAGCAATGGAATGGTCAAAGAATACTAGCGTTACAGTATTTAATGATTTTGTTAACATTGCACATAATTCTTTTAGTGAAGATATTAACTACAGCAAAGTTGATTTTTTTAAGTATGGATATAAAGAGCTTGTTATGTTTGGAGAATGTCTAAGTTTATTTAACGATAGAGGTTACCACCAAGTAACAAAGTTAATAGATTATGTTTTAGATTATGTTGAATAAATATCACAACGTGATACAATAGATTGTGAAAGAAAGGATGGAAAAAATGGTTGAGACAATTAATCATGCTGCCCAGCAGAAATTGTTAAAAGCTACTGGTCTTAAGAAATTTACTAAGTTTCTAAAGACTGTTGGCTATACATACGAATTTGTTGGCAGTCTTCAGCCCGTAGAAGACAAAGAAAGAAGTTCGGGAGAAGGTGGTTTGCTGCCAAGAACATTGCCGTTTACAATGTACCCAGCAGATTTCGAGGTCTTTAACGCAGAAGGTAAGCCAGTTGCTTATGTTAAAGCTGCGTTTAGAGCTGGATATGACTACAAAAAAGGTAAAGAGGAAGGTACACTTCCGTATTACGTATTTACTGAATTGCAAGAAGCTGCAAAGCTTAGTGCGGAGAGCATAAACAATACCAAACTAGAACTAGAGTTTGTCTATTTCTATGATGGTAATTACGGTAAAACAATAGAAGACATTGACGAGGTAACAGAACAATACGGTTACTACAAATATGTCAGAGGTAAAACAAAAAGACTAGCCCAAAGAGGTTATGCACTTACGTTTGCAGCTGCGCAAGAAAAAATAGTTAATGACCCAACAAGAGTGTTTGTGTAATGTTGGTATTTATAGAACTGTTTATTAATCAGTGGCAAGGTCAGTCGTGGGATTGGAAAGTGTTTTACGGATTAGCAATATTCTTTTTTGTTAATTTGTTTTATATGATTAGCAAACTTATGTTTGTCTCATTAAGACTTTACATAGCAGAAAAAAATGCGCCTAAGTCTACGCCTAAGTCAGACTTTATACAAAGAATGATTGACGGAGAAGAATTAGACGCAAAAAATATGTTTAAGTAATGCGTAATTATCAGTCGAGACATAGAGTTAAGTATCAGTATTGGAAACCGCCAAAAAAAAATAATTACAAAGGATATATAGCTAGCAGCGCTACGACCGAAGCATTATACAAATAACACTTGAGCGGCACAGTCATAGCGCTTATCTAATGTTAGCCATGCTTTTGAAAACCTACGCTATAATGTACGAATGGAAACAAAAGTAACTTATGACAGACTACACCTCTTTACATTCGAGGAACAAAATCCTAAAGACCATAACTTAGGAGAAATAGAATTTTCTATAAAACGTTTTGGATTTATAGAACTGCCCGTAGTAAATGACACTACGGGTATTTTAGTTGCAGGACACGGAAGAATATCTGCGCTGCAAGGAATGTATCAAAGACAAGAAGACTTACCAAGATACATAGACTTAGAAGAAGAGACTAATGAATGGTTAGTGCCAACACTACATGTTACTTTTGATACAGATGAAGAAGCAAAAGCTTATTTAATTGCTAGTAACTCTTTAACAATAGATGGCGGCTGGAACGAAGCAATGCTTATGGAAATGTTATCTGAAATAGATGCTTCAACAGGTTCACTCTTAGGTACAGGTTTTGACCAACAAGCAGTAATGGATATGCTGCATGCTAATGACAAACCAATGTTTGAAGAAGATTTTGGGCAACAGACACACAAGATAGTTGTACCAGCAACAGATATAGCGCAGGCTGAAGAAATTAAATACGCAATAGAAGAAATGGGGTGGGAATGCCAAATCAAGACGACCACCAAATAGAAATACCTATACAAATAAAAGAAGCAATGCAGACTTATATATCTTTTTTAACTGCAAACTTTGCATACGATGAAGTAGAAGAAGTAGAATTTCGTATGTTAAGAGAATCAATTATAGATGCAATGTTTTTACAAGGAGATTTAGCAGTTATGGAGCGTAACGGCATCGAGATAACAGGCAACGATTTATTTAACGCTGCGTGCATATTGATGACAGATTTGCTATATAATGCTACAAGCGGCAATAACGAAGTCGTAAAAGAAGTTCTGCGAGATGTAGGACTAGCGGTAGTTAACAGCTAAAACTAAACAGGCTTTAGTTTGTTGACCTAACAGGATTAGGTAACAATGGCAGGAAGACCAACGAAACTTACAACAGAATTAATGAATGAGATAGCACAATATCTTCGTGCTGGAAATTACATAGAAACAACAGCTGCATTAGTAGGTATTAATCGTGACAGTATTTATGAATGGATAAAGCGCGGCAACAAAGAACAAGAGCGATTAAAACAGAATCCTAGAGCTAAAATACGTAAAAAAGAATCTCTTTTTGTTGAATTTTCCGACACAGTAAAAAAGAGTCAAGCACAGTCAGAAGCAATGTTAGTTGGATTAATAGGTCAAGCTGCACAAAAGAACTGGACAGCTGCTGCATGGCGATTAGAACGCAAGTTCCCCGATAAGTGGGGCAAAACAGAACGTAATGTTGCAACAGCGCAAGATGACCCAGTAAAAGAATTAGCTAAACAAATAGAGGACTTACGCAATGATAAATCTTCAGAAGGGTAAGCAACTCGATTCTATATTAGATTCGACAGCACGTATAAATATATGGCAAGGTTCGGTATCTAGTGGCAAGACAATATCATCTCTTATCAGATGGATAGAATTTTGTCAGACTGGGGCAAAAGGTAACTTATTAATGGTAGGTAAGACCGAAAGAACGCTAAAAAGAAACGTTATCGACGTTTTAGGCGAGTTAATGGACGGTTCGGGCAGTTTAATTACACGAACTGGCAGCGGAGAGATACAAATAGGCAACAGAACTATCTATATCGTAGGTGCTAATGACGAAAGAGCTGAAGCAAAGATACGCGGGCTGACACTTGCTGGGGCTTATGGAGACGAAGTAACACTATGGGCTGAATCTTTTTTTAATATGCTTTTATCTCGATTACGTGTACAGAACGCACAAATGTTTTTAACAACTAACCCCGATAGTCCGAACCACTGGTTAAAAAAGAAGTTTTTAGATAGAGAAGATGAACTTGACATAAAAAACTTTGCTTTTGAATTAGACGATAATCATACACTTGACCCTAAGTATGTAGAGTCACTTAAGGCAGAGTACAGCCCAGCATCTAGTTTATGGTACAGAAGGTTTATAAACGGCGAGTGGGTTATGGCAGAAGGCGCTGTTTATGATTGCTTTGATAGATTACATAATGTTGTTAATGAGCTGCCAAAGATGAGAGAGTACTGGGTAGGTATTGACTATGGCACAACTAATCCGTTTACCGCTATTCTCATAGGCGAAGGAGAAGACGACAAGTTATACGCAGTCAAAGAATACTATTATGATTCTAAAAAAGGACAAAGACAATTATCTGATGCGGAATACTCAAGAGAGCTGACAAAGTTTTTAGAGGGTTATGACGTAAGGCGAATATTTGTTGACCCTTCTGCTGCTAGTTTTATAACGCAGCTGTGGAGAGATAATCATTTAGGTGTATCAAAAGCGAACAACAATGTACAAGATGGTATTAGAATAGTATACAACTTATTAGGAAGTCGTAAGCTGCAAGTTCATAACAGCTGTACTAACTTAATCGAAGAGATTGAGTCGTATGTTTGGGATGTCAAGCAACAAGAAAAAGGCGAAGATAAACCTTTAAAACGTAATGACCATGCAGTAGATGCGCTAAGATATGCAATGATAAGTTTAGGCGCTATATGGCGACATTGGATTACAAGGAGTGAGTGAACAGATGCCAAAGAAAAAAGGTTATCCTAAAGCACAAAAGGCAAAGAAAAAAGGAATGCCTAAAAAAAAGAAAAAATATTAATGTTAAATCTACCCGCAAACGGGTCGGCTTATCCGCCCGAAAACCACAAACAAATATTTAGGGTTTATCAAGAACATTCTGCATGGCATGCGGGAGACCCAGCTGTACTTAGAAAGACGTATGCTGACGTGCCACAAGACTATAGACCAAGACGTTATATGTTTTGGACACGCAAGGGCGCAACAGAGCTGCAAACAGACAGACACCAAATACACGTACCTTTAGCTGGAGACATAGCACAAACAAGTGCTGATTTATTATTTTCTGAACCACCTAACTTTGTTATACAAGATGAAGAAGCATCAGACCAAGATACAATAAAAACGCAAGATGCACTGAACAATTTAATAGATTACTGCGGACTTAAAAATAAACTACTAGAAGCTGGGGAGACATCATCAGCAATGGGTGGTGTATTTTTAAGATTAGTTTGGGATAGTAGATTTATGGATTCTCCAAAGATACAAGTAGTTAACCCCGACAGGGCTATTGCAACGTTTATGTATGGAGAGTTAGTCGCCGTAGGATATGTTAGCGAATATGAACCAGTAGATGGACAAGGTGTTTATCGTCATATAGAACATCATAAAGACGGCAGAATAGAACACGCATTGTATCATGGTACTAAGACAAATATGGGTGTAAGGGTTGAGCTTACAAAATTAGCAGATACAGCTGACCTTGAAGAAGAAGTATTATTACCGTTTCAAGGACTTGCTTCTGTTTACGTACCTAATCAAAGACCATTACGAAGATTAAAAGGTTATGAATATGGTCGTTCTGACTATGACGGCATAGAGGGATTATTTGACGCTATTGATGAATCTTACACATCATGGATGCGAGATATTAGACTTGGTAAATCAAGAATAGTTGTGCCTACAGAATACTTAGAAAGAAGGGGTCGTGGGAGAGGTACTACTTTTGATATAGATGCAGAAGTATTTACTGGATTAGAGATAGACCCTAACGGAGAATCTAAAGGCATACAGCCAATACAATTTGATATTAGAGATGCAGCACACAAAAATACCGTGATGGAACTTATAGATAGAGCCGTTACAGCTGCTGGTTACAGTCCACAGTCATTCGGCATTAACATTGAAGGTAGAGCAGAGAGCGGTACAGCACTTAAACTTCGTGAAAGAAAATCATTTACAACACAAGGTAAAAAGCAAAGATACTACACACCACCATTACAAGACATACTGTATAAATTACAACTTATTGATGTAGAGATATTTAGTAAACAATACAAACCACTTAAGCTACGTATTGAATGGCAAGATGCAGTACAACAAGATGTCAGAGAATCTGCAACAGTAATTGAATCACTACATAGAGCGCAAGCTGCATCATTAGATACAAAAGTTAGATTACTTAACCCCGAACTATCAGAAGAAGAAGTAGAACAAGAAGTACTTAAGATAGCAACTAATTTTAACTTGTCTGACCAAAACGTATCTGATGTCCTAGACTTACCATGATATGGCTTATGACCCAGTTAATAATGAACAGCTAGTTGAATCGCAAGCTGAAGTATTCAGAGACATCTCTGAATTTTTAACAGAGCTTACAGCCAATGAAGTACTAGATGGCAATACAAATGCAGAATATTTATCTTCTGTAGAGTCATGGCTACAATTTAAACAAAAGTCATATCAAAAACTATTTGAAGAAGCAGCAAAACAAGCTGACAAAGCAATTGCTGCAATACCAACATCCATAACTAATGCAGTAGAAATTGCTTACTCTATTGGAGAACAAACAGCAGCAGCAGAATTACTTGCAGCAGGTATTACGCCCGATGTGAGTGGTGGATTTCAAACATTATCACAATATGCACTAGATGGTTTAATGGATGCTGCAATAAATAGAATGGGTAATCGTGTTAACAAGCTAAATATAGTTAATGGCGTACAAGATGCCTTTAGAGAAGCTACAGAGTCCGCAGCAGCGCTAGTTTTAAGCGGTGGGGCAACATTAGAGGATGCAACAGAAATAGCCGTTAACAGCTTATTAGACAAAGGTTTAAAGACTATAAATGTCGGCAATAGGAAGATGGGGATAGATGCTTACGCTGAAACGTCAATCAGAACTATTGCTGGTAATGCACAAGTACAAGGTTCTATAGATAGATATGAAGATGCAGACCAATATCTTAGTTTTGTAACTGACAGTCCGATGGAATGTGATTTATGCAGACCATACGAAGGCAAAGTTATACGTACAACTAATGACTTAGAAAAGATACCACCAAAATTTCACGAAGTACCTAGTTTAGATACAGCAAAAGCTGATGGTTTATTTCATCCTAACTGCACGCATTCATTGCAGGTATATATTGACGGCTACTCCGAACCACCAACAGATACAGACGACAGTGTTAATGGAGATAGGCGTAGTAAGATACGTAGATTACAAAAGCTAGAAAAAACTAACAGACTAAAAGAAAAAATATACAGAGAGAATGGCAGCAAGAATCGTGCAGCTGGCGCAAAAAAAAGAGCTGCAAAATATAAAGCCGAACGTAGAAGATTAGAAAACTTGCTTGAACGTAACTCATTAGGTTGGTTTACTGGAGAACAGAGACTAAGACGTTTAGCTGAATCTGTTAATATACCAGTAGAAGTACTTGACAAAGCAAAAGGTAACTTACCGCAGCTAAACAAGTTAGTTAGTCAAGCAGGTGGATTTACTGGCATAGACCCAAGACTTATTAGCCCACAAGTTAGAGCAGATGTCGCAGCTGTACTTGAACCACCAAACATAAAAGATTACGGTGTAGATAGTTTTGATAAGTTAACAGTACAGCAGCAAAAAGATTTACGATATGCTTTTTATAAATTTTATGAAGCAGACGTTGGTGTTATGAACTACTTAGAAGATAATGATAGTTTTCATAAACCGCCACCATTACCGAAAGAAGTAAAGAGTAAAAAACAATTTGATGACTTTGTAAGTTCAAGAAGTGGTACTAAACATTACTCTAATGATTACGGTCAATGGCAATGGGATAACAACAAAGGTAAACCAGTTATTGCATGGCAAGATGATTTAAAAGAACAATGGGCTGACACTATAGATAGAAAAATACTAGAACAAAAAGCAGCTGGCGCTAGAACAGATGGGCAACAGGTCATAGCTGGTGGTTTACCTTCATCGGGTAAAACATTTACATTAGCTAATAAAGGTAAAGTTGATTCTATAAGAACATACAACTTAGATGACTATGTCATATTAAACACTGACGACTTTAAGACAGAAATCATTATAAGAGATTATGCAAGTAAAATTGATAAAAATATAGATAAGAAAATGTCAGAGTTGTTTATCGCAGCAGATGCAACGGCAGCAGGTTCTAAATTAGAAAAAAGCCATCCATTGTATAAACTTATAAATGCAACACACCCCGATATAGCAAAAGATATTTTAAACAAAGATTTTAGTAAAGATATTTTGACTGAAGTACGTGAAGCTATTGTAGCAAGAACACCCATTGGTAATACAGGGTTATTTGGATTTGAAGCTGCAAACATTATACACAGTGAATCATCCGCAATGCTTAAAGTAGCAACTGATGAAGTAGGTAAAGAAAGATTAAACATTATACATGACGTTACATTAGGTTCAAAAAGACCTATAGAAGCTGCAACTAAATTAATAGAAAAAAATAACTATGCAAAAGCAGATGTTATGTTTATAAACTTTACTAAAGAACAAGCAGTTGATTCTGTAGTTGACAGGTACATAAAAGGAAACTTTAACAACGTTCTTACGACAGGTAGAGGTGGTCGTTATGTTACTAAAGAGGTATTAGATGGTATGACATCTAAAATAAACAAAACTGATAGTGCAGGTAAGCAGCTGCGTGAAAAAACTTTAGATTTACTTGGTAGAGAAGCAATGGCTGATAACGAAGGATTCTTAGTAGATTTACTAGAATCAGACATCATATCAGAAGATTTAGAAGATATACAGATAATTAACAGGTACAGCGAAATAGACCCGTCTACTGGACAAGCAATACCGCAACGTATTGACCTTGAAATTAAAGATGGCAAGATAGTCGCTAAGAGAGCTGCTAGGGGAGCTGACGGACTAAAGGTTAAAACAAGTAAAGCAACGCAAAAGGTTGTAAGAAAAAACAATGTACCTACAGATAGGCTTGATGAAATGATAGATTATCAAACAAATGCAGATGGTTCTGTCAACCAAGCTTACCTTGCAAAAATAGAGGCAAGAAAAGCACTATTTAAAAGTCAAGGCTTAAAACCCGATGATGCACCTTTGTATATAATTGCTGAACAACAAGGCTTTACTGGTAAACCAAAAACATTACCTACAATGGCAGCTTTACAAAAAAATGGCGTTAGAAGTGATTATCAAGATATAAACATTGTTAACAACAAACTAGACAATGATGTTGTTGTACTACGTGGATTATCTGACCAAGTTGACGTTACAAGCGAACGAGTCGCACAACGTACAAAAACAGCAGCTGCTAAACGACTAGATTATATATCTAATGGATTTGCACCGAGTGACAACGTGCCGTACGTTGAAGAACGTGGACTTGTATTTTATAAATCAGAAGATTTTGTAAAAGAATTAAAAAAACATGTAAGTGACCAAAACATCGTAGGCTTTGATTTAGAACTTATAGATGCAGATGCGCTTGATGAAGCGTTTGAACGCTTTGGCGTATTAAATGATTCTGATTACAATAAAAAATTTATAATGCCGCCGAAGGGGTACATAGAACAGTCTATGTTTAGTCATCCTATGTTTAGAGATATATATGATGATGTGCTGTTTGAATTAGAACTTGGTGTACAAGAAGTTAAACGCGCACCAATACTTAAGACTGGACTTCAAATGCACGAAGAATTTATAAATGGAGAGTTTTATGCAGGTTTTGGGGTTTACGGACAAGGAACATATACCGATATAGATATATCTGTTGCTGTACAATATGCAAACCAATTTGGCGAATCAGAAGGCTACGGAGAAGGTGGCGTAGTACAGGCAATACTATTACCAAAAGGTATAAGAATGCCTAGTGACGAAGTATTGCAAAAAGTAGCTAAAGAAGCGCATGAAGCAAGGATGGGTTATTACGACAAATTTGAAATGAAGGGTAGATATAGCGCTAGTAATACTAAAATGTATAGAGAGGCAAATGCCCTAGTAGAAGTTGACATTGGTCGACGTTTAACTGCAATGGGTTATCAAGCATACCCCGTCAAACCTTTAGACGGTAGTAAAAATCATGTTGTTATATTAGATAGAACAGCAGTAACTGTTGCAGAAGCACCAGTTTATATAGACGGAAAGTTAAATAGTTAAATGAAAGTTAGCGCAATGACTAGCAGGCGTTTGGCACGGTTAATACAAACTTTGCCACCCGATGCTATGCAAGAATACATGATTCATATATCCAATGGTGGAGATAGAGAAGTATGGCTATTGCAATACGAAATAAAACAAAGAGAAAGAATAGATAAAAAATATGAGCTTTGAAACAGCGTTAGTGTTAGAAATAGCACTAGATACTTGGGAAGATAAGAAAACAAAAGATAATTGGGAAAAAGTTTTAGCAGCTGGCACTAAACATACTTTTACAGATACAGAGACTGACGTATATGCTGATGTAAATACAACGCTTACAGATTCAGAATCTATTTATGCACGCTTACGATTACCGAAAAAAAAAGCTATAGAGTTAGTCAATCACATCAATAACTCATAGTAAGATAGGACAATGACAATTCAAGTAGGAGATGCAAGAGCAGACATCACAGTACTTAATGTATATGAAGAGATAGAAAGGGAAGGGCAAGCATTTTATGTTTGCAAAGTCCAGTATAAATCAACACACGCGGGCGTAGGGCATAGACGTTCTATCTTAACAAGAAACAATTTAGATGAAATTGTAGAGTGCGGCAATGTTAAGAGACTTACAGACTCTGCTGACTTTGACAGAATTATCGATGCTTACTTAGAAATATATGGCTAAACCAAAATGCGAATCATGCAAAAAACAATTAAAGTTCTTAAACAATAATAAATGGATGTGCGACCAATCGCCGTCTGTATGTGAAAGTTCACTAAAAATAATCTATGAAAAATTAGAGGAAGAATAACTTGCATTAGTATCACAAAGTATTACACTATGTAGGTAAGACAAAATAAGGATGGTAAAAAATGAGTGCGCAAGGTATTTTCATTTTAGACGGAATGGACTCAAGACCTAAAAGCAAAGCCCAGCTTAAAAAGATATTAGCTGCTGGTAAATCTGAAATGTTAGCGATAGAACAAGTCAGTGCTTTTGGCGAACAGTTTCAAGGTAAGTTAACTAAAAAAGCTTTAGAAGAGTGGGGAGAAATTACTTTTGTAGTTCCTAGCCCTTACACTGCAAGAAACAGCTTCGGTAAGTTTTACTTAAACAAACAAGGAGAAATCGCTGTCAAGTAACATTGTTTACACGACTGAAACACGGAAGGAAGGAGTGTGCTATTGTACGGAAGATGGCACATTTCATTCTCCGCAATATCCATACCGAAGCATTATCTGCTTATGTAATATCTGCGTAAGTTGTTATTGTATGGAAGATTCTTATATGCAGGTATATCACGTTTTAGATTATGTAGAAATAGAAAAAGGAAGGAAACCATCGTTTGACCCGAATTAAAAAATTAATAAAACAGTATAAGCTTCAGAGGTTACTAAAAAGGCTTATACCTAAACAAGCTAGACCACCAGCATTTTATACAGATGTAATAATAGTTAATAAGGTATTGCTTAAGTATTGGTTAACTAAAAATAATTTACATGCAAAGTATCATGTTAAGTCATGGCTTAAATCTAAAAATCAAGAAAAATATAATTCTAAAATTGACTGGTATTTAGAAGGTGCAGGTTATTAAACAAATTTCTGATAGAATAATTTTATGGATTTAGAAGTATTAAGAATAAGTTCACAGGAAGATTCTACTAACGGTATTTTATTTGATGTGACTGGCGGCAAGCGTAAGTTTTTATGCTACACCTTAGAAGACGAATATAGAGCTACAAAAGTTATGCACGAAACAAGAATACCCGAAGGCAAGTACAAATTAACTCTACGTACTGAAGGTGGATTTCATACACGTTACCTTAAGAAATATAAAGACTGGCATCGTGGCATGATTTAT